GGAACCATGCACGAGCACCAGATGTTGCACCGAACATTGTAGCACCGATTGCCAGTGTACCTGCCTTAGTGACGCCGTTGACGGACATCAGTTCACCAAAGACTCTTGCAGTTCTTGGAGTCTCCTCAGTGGAGAAACCAGATGCAATAACACCATAGTCACCGTAAGAGTTGTTACCACCAACGGAACGGATTCTAGATCCACCACCAGAGTAGTAACCCCACTGACAGTAGTATGTGAAGCAGGAGACAATCTCAGCAATTGCACTCTTATCAAGGATGAATCCAGCACCATCGGAAGATACCTGGGTGAAGGAGTCAAAGACCATCGATTTTGCACCTTCGTCATGGACGCCACCGTCACAGAAGACGCCAACTGCACCACCACCGAAGCGACCGTAATCAGTTGCGTTGTCGGAGAATACAGTACAATCCTTAACGTAAGGAGACTTGTTATTAATTGGGGAATCTGGGTTCAGAGCACAAACAACACCACAAGCGGTAGTACCGATACCAGTTCTTAGGTTGGAGTTATCGAGTACGAAAGGTGCCTGATCATCATAGTGGAATCCTTCCATTCCCTTCATGGAAAGCGCCTGAAGCGTAGTTGCGTCAGACATTTGGAACATCTGGGATCTGTTGTTAGGAGTAACAGAGTCGTCAGAAATACCAGCAGCAGGTAGAACCTGAGTACCTCTCAGAGAGTTACCGACAATCGAGGTGAAAGGAGGAACCTTAATTGGCAGTTGCTCATAGAACTGAGAAGCAGACAGTTTCAGAATAGCAGGAGTCAAGTCAGTTAGGTGACCGCCTCTTACATATGTGTGGTTGATAGTAGAAATACCAACGTTAGTTCTAATGGTGTTAGCGTCAATAACCTGAAGAACTTCAAAGTAAGACTTGGAGACCTTATCAGGATAGACGGTTGTAGTAACACCAACGAATGCAGTACCACCAGAAACGTAGAGGTAATCAGTGTTAGAAACACCAACGTTAACTACGATAGAGTTCGCATCGGGAACAGCCTGTACTGGGAACTGGAAGGTAGATGCCTGAGTGTGAACTGCAGGGAACTTACCGTTAATTGTCTGAGAAGAACTTGCAGTACCAACGTTAACTGTAATGGTGTCAGTTGTTGCAGCAGTAATTGGCAGAGCAGTGTTGTATGCAGGGTCAGGAGAACCATCACCAGCAGTTGCTCTTGGATATGCGTGGTCGGTTAGATAACCGTCCATGGAACACTTGAAGATCAGACCTTCGGTGCGGAGTTTGACCGATGTGCCAACATCAAGTTGGTGAACACCGATGTTCATTGTGATGTCACCAGTGTTCTGGTTATATGTTGCATCATTAACGTTGAAGTTTACAATTGGAGAAGGTCCAACGTTAACTGTGAAAGTGTTTGCACTAATCGAGTTGATTGGAAGGTTGACGCCGTATGCGGGGTCAGTTGTTCTTGGATATGTCTTGTTAGCAGTACCACCGTCCATCTGACAAGTAAATGTCATGGAGTTAGCGTCAAAGCTGATGGTGTCACTAATGGACAGACCGTGAGATCCAACGGTGATAACCAGATCACCACTGGTTGCAGAGTAAACAGCGTTTGTTGGAGTTAACTGAGAACCTGCAAGGGATCCAGTCATAACGTTGATTGCACCAGTTTGAGCAGCAACGAAGTTGTGGACGTAATCACCACCAGTGATAACTGCATCATCCAATGCACTGGAGAACTGGTGATCGAAGTTTGCGTTACCAGTGAACGAAACACCAAGGTTTCTTAGTCTTACAGTAGCGCCAATTCCAATTTCTGGAGCAGCACCAAGACCAATAGCCGTAATAGTTGCAAGACCAACAGACTTGTTATAGGTCATGCCCAGGATGTTAAAGACATTACCACCAGACAGACACTCAAACTCAATCTCAGCCAACTGGATAAACGTACCAACGTTAGCCAGTCCGTGACCAGGAGATGTGATTGTCGCAACACCAGTGGAAGCTGTATACTGGAAGTCCGTGATATTATTATCAGGACGTGCAGCAGCACAAGCCCTCTTAATAGTCTTAAATGCCAGGTTAGGTGCAAGACCGTTGTTTGTATCAACTCCATCCTCGGAGTCAACATAGTAAATTCTAGTCTGGTTACCTACAATTTCGTATCCAGGTAGTCCATTAGACTGAACTGCAAGAGCGTAACCAGTAGAACCAATACCAATTCTAGTAGGACCACCACTATAGGTGAGCAAATCACCCTTGGTGTTCAGTGCAGCTGCAGAGTCACCAGCAGCCAGTGTCTCCCAATAGGTGCCTACACCAGCAATTGGGTCAATATTTACGAAGGAATTACCAACCGAGACATAGGAGTTAGATCCATATCTAACAACGTGACCTGGGTGGTATGAGAATGTTGTAGAGAAGTTGCCAACGAAATTGATACCTTTGACCAATAGATCCCAAGTTGAGGATCCAAAGCGAGCGCCATCACCAACAGTTCCCAAGCCAACTTGAATCGGAGAAACGTTAGTAGTAACACCAACTTTATGGCGATACGTATTACCACCATAGAGGACCATATCTCCTCTATAGTATGTACCCTCAGTATATGTGATTGCCGCACCAGCAAGACCATCAGCAAGAATATTCCACTTGCTACCTGTTCCTAAACCGATGTACTCTGGTGGGTTAAATCCTGCAGCGGAAGTAGTAATTGCAACATAGGACGATCCGTTGTAGTTAACAACATCGCCTTTCTGATATTCCGTAGAAAGATTCCAATCCCCCTCTGCATTGAAGCCTGCGACATACTGAACAACCTTCGTTTCATCGATAAATGTACCGACAGAAGTGTGTGCCTCAGTAACGCGATATACTACGTTAGCATAGGTGACGAGATCGTTTACTCTGTAATACGTATCACTAGTCCAAGCACCTCTTTGCTCCAGACCCTCAATATGTAGATTCCAATTTCCAAGGTCGGTATAGAAGTTAGCAGTGCTTGCCGTGGAAGTGTGGTTAGCGACCGCTACATAAGTATTACCACCAAACTTGGCGATGTCGTCAATCAGGTAGGATTTGGAAGGTGCCCAGTTGCCCGTCCAGTTGAATTTTACTCTTCCAAGTCTAAACTCAGCCATTGTTTCTCCTTTTTAATTATTATTTGGGTCCGATAGAGTTGTAATCATAATCTGGTCCATTGAACCTGATGACGAAAAAACCATCATCATCTATGTAATAGTAGAGGTTCCTTCTGTCAAAGCGGATCTGTTGATATTTATCATTCGGATCATCTAAAGCTTTCTTCTCAGTGGCAATATCATTACGGATGACTGATGTTTTACCAACACCAACATCATATGTACCGTAATCAATACCGTCACCAAACTCTGGAATTGCAGTTCCGTCGTTACGATAGAACTCACCTAGTTCAGTAGATGCAGCACTAACCTTGGAGAAATACAGCATATTTTCTGCATCTCTTCTTAATGCATATACGAAAAATCCAGATGATTCTGAGGGTTCAAAACGACCTGAAATAGAATTACTTAGGGTTAATGCCATGGTTAACTGCCTCTATTGTTGAACACTTTCCAAAGGCTTCCATTCCAAATGAATGTTACGGAAGCTCCAGATACATCCATAATAAAGGGTGAGCTTTCTCTAACGAGATGACCATTCTCAAAAGATTGATCTGAAATGATGTTTACTGGATTGATACTCATAAAATTACCAAAGTCTTCAATCCAAACCCAGTCACCAACTGCACGAGGTGTTGGTAGGGTAACGTTTAATCCTGTTGGACTATACGTAGAATCAACGGTATACTTTTGGTTAGTACCAGTTGTAGTATCGCCTGCAACGTAAGTCCATCTTGATTTTGAAAGTTCAAAACCACCAGGAGTTACACCATCATGAACAACAGCAACATTTTTATCCGTATCAACAGTAATTTCAGCAAGGGCTCCAGTGAAGTTAAAGTGTTCAGCTGTAGTTCCCTTTCTAAATTGAACCTGCTTTGTCATGAATCAGAACTTATGAAAGGTATGCTTCTGAGTTATTTATAAAGTTAAATGATAGTAACGTATACGCGAGATGGTTCAAATGCAACTGTCTCTGTAAATGCAGCTCCGAAGAACCCTGCAACACCGATACCGACGTATGTTGTTCTCGCATACGCTTCGTCTTTTGTTCCAAATCCGAAGAGCGATCCAGAACCAACAACCTCTGGGAAAGTTCTCTTGACAGAAACGCCGCCAGTGAAGTTGATAACTCCTCTGGCTGTATAGTGTGGAGTGTAATCGACTTCTGGATGAACAAGTGGAGTGTTCGAGAATGTAAATGTTCCCGATGTACCAGGATCCTTGTCGTCTCCGTAGTATCCGTATACGGTAATCTTTCTGGTATCTCCGATTCCAGAGAATGTAGCCTGACCAGATGTACCAGGATCCTTGTCGTCTCCGTAGTAACCATATACAGAATTGAGAGCAGTTTCTCCGTCCCCATCGATGGAGAAGAGAATCGTATCTTCGCCCGCGGCACTGACGAATTTCTCCGTTGCAGTACCAGATAGTGGAAGAGTTCCTTTTCCGACGATCTTGAGATCGACCTTGACGATAGATTCGCCAACGAAAGTGAGATCTCCAAATCCAGTCTCGGCAGGAGTGAAGTCGATCTGTGGGTGAGTGAGTTCACCAACAATTGTGATAGTTCCAGATGTACCAGGATCTCTATCATCTCCGTAGTAACCGTAGACCTGAATTTCTCTGGTATCGGCAATTCCTTCGATATCGAAGAGAGCCGTAGTGGTCTCCGAAGGAATAACAATAGATTCTGCACCACTGGAGAAGAAACTGAATGTGCCTCCAGTTGCAATGGAAAGAGTAATTCCAGTAACAACTCTTTCCGTATTGTAGATGGAAATCGTTCCACCCATGTCGTCCTTGAGGGAGGCACGTTTTTGTGCCTCTCCAGAAACTGTGAATAGAACTGTATTGTCTGGAGTCTGGAAGGTACTTGGAGCATCTGTTGTTCCAGATGCAGTAAGTGTACCAGAACCAACATAATCGAAGGTTCTTCTTTCGTATAGAGCAGAGAACTTGAAGAGTTCTCCTGTTCCAATTTCGCTGAATGTCGCAGAGAGATCGGAATATCCTCCAGAGAAGTATGCAGTTCCAACACCAATATAATCTTTGAGAGATCTGATTTCGATTCCCGTTTGGGAAGGATTGATTGTGATAACTCCAGATGTACCAGCACCAGGATCTCTGTCGTCTCCATAATAACCAAAGACCTGAATTGGACGAGTTGGAGAAATACCTTTGAAGGTAACTTGACCAGGACCACCAAATATTGTTCCAGGAGTGAAACTCTCGACAAGACCAGTCTCTCTTCCAGAACTGATTCCTTGAGCCGCGGTGTGAACACCGAGGATGTAAATTGTACCATCGGTAAAGATTGGTGCATTGGTACGACCAATAGCCCTGCCACTGAAGAGGAGAACTCCGTCTGTTCCAACACCAGGACCACCAGTGTATTTTGGAACAAATCTTGTAGTAACAATACCAGGATTGCCGTATTCTCCAGGAGAACTTCCAGGTTTGAGAGTAATACCAGTTTCGATACCGATATTTCTGTCGATACCATAATGTGGAGTAAAGTCGATCTGTGGGTGATTGAGTTCCCCATACAGACGTTGAGTTGCCTTTGTTGTCTCCGCAGCAAAAGTAAGTCCAGGACGAACATCGGCTCCACTGAATATGTGGAGGTATGTTCCTTCTGGTGGATCCATAGTGGATCTCTCGACTGCCGCACCAGAGAAGGAAAGAATTCCAGTTCCGATTTCGACAAATCTGACACTCTCGACACCCGCACCAGAGAAGTATGCGGTTCCAATTCCAACTTCGCTGAAGGTGACCGATTCGTCTTCGGCTGCACCAGCGAAGGTGAGAAGAACTGTATCTTCTGGAGTCTGAGCAATAAACTTCTCTGGTGAAGTTGTTCCAACAAAATCGAAGAGAACAGTGTTGCCGTCTGAGGTAACAAATCTTTCGTTTGCAGTACCAGAAGGAACAATAGTACCAGAACCATTCCACTTGGGAATCCACATGGTCTTCGCCAGTGGTCTGGGTTGTTCAAACTCATATGTACCGTAAGGTACTCTTGTTACCGAGTCAGTAGTAGCATTGATGAATCCAAAGTCATCGTAACCTTGGTCAATATCTTGATCAACAAATCCAGTATAATATGGGAATAGATATTGATCGTATGCCTTACCACCTGGGATTGGAATACCTTCGTTGATACTACCAAGATCTTCAGATACAACAGTAGTTGAGAAGTTGACAGGGAACGAATCTGTTTTGTCGAAACTTGGGAGAACAGTGTTTCCGCCAGTGCTCTGGTCGTAAGTTAGACCGTTGTTACTGAAGAGTACATCTTGGTCATAAGTATTAGTCTCATCATCAAAGGTTTCGACATTAGATGCAGTACCAGAGAAGTTGAGACCCATCCCATATGCAGCTGCACTGAGAATTGATCCATAATCCTCATCCTGAGGACCATAGTAGATGGAAGACTCATTGTAGCTCTTAACAAAGTCCTCATTGATAAGTCCACCGCCAATTGTGGTGAGGACCAGATCCATATCAGGATCAATGATTCTGAGATATGTCTGGAATTCTTCTCTACCTGTACGGAGTGTGGCAATACCAACACCAGTGACAGCAGGACTGAATCCAATATCAGCAGTTCCACCAATATAAACATCACCAAGTAGTTCAGGTGCAACTGCTCTTGTGATCGAATCACGAACAATTTCGGCAGATCCAGTGAGGAATCTGAAGTTACCATCAGTTCCTTGAGGTTCAATGAATGGAGTGATCGACTCACCTGCAGAACCACTAAGAGTAAGTTCTCCTTCAAGGCCGAATACTGTACTCTGTGGAGCCTGACTGAACCAGTTGTAACCAAAGATATTGATACCAGCCTTGTAGGTAGCAATACCAGTAATACCTGAAGATTCGTAATCGAATGTTCTTTCCTGACTGGAATCTTCGGATAGTCTGAAGGTTGCAATACCTGTAAATCCAAGTGTCTGTTTGGTGAGAGACGACTCCCCAACAGAGAATGTATCTGTACTTGGATAATGTTGACCACCAATTTGAATATAATTGAATGGAGAAAGAATATCTCCAAATACGAGAGAAGTGGTTGCAACTTCTCTGATATAACCCCAATCTTCAAACTCAGTAGCCGAGTTGGTAATGAGACCCCAATCTTCATCTGGGAGGATAATGTCTCCTCTAGCAGATCTGAAGTGTGGAGTAAATCTCGAATCCAGTGGATTGCCAGCATCTCCACCGATATCGAATAGATTTACATTGCCATCCGCAAATGTTCTTTCGATATTTGTTGCAGCACCAGATACGGATAGAGTTGCCGTATTCGTTGGTGGAGTATCGGAAAGAAGTACAGAACCAAATCCAATTGGTCTGATGGTAACCTTACGTTCACCAGCCTGCCAGATGACCTTATCATCAGCAGATCCAACCTGATTGAACAGTACAGTATTATCAACAGTTGCAGGTACAAATGCTTCTGTAGCAGATCCACTGAAGGAGAATTCGCCTTCTTCACCGAATATTGTACTCTGTGGAGCCTGACTGAAGAAGTTCTCTCCAGTAACATTGAATCCACCAGAACCTGCATATGCAAATACCTGATCGACATCTTTCTCTGGATCGAGTTCTCCAAGAGAGAATAGAGATCCAAGACCAAGATATGCAAATGGAATTGCCTCTTGAGCCCTGATACCAGTTGCCTGGTAATCGTGCATAAAGAGTCCACCACCCAGTTTCCTCTCAATGAATCCACCATCTTCGGTATCAATTGGGAAGGTTTGTCTGAGATCATAGGTAATACTAGTAATACCGTAATGATCCCACTGAGCACTGTTACTTGAATTATCTTGTCTAAGTCTATAGAAGTAATTTCCTCTGTTTGCTGGAGTAAGAGGAATAGATACTTCTTTGAGAGAATTGAAAGAAGTGTCATTAAATGCAATGACCGTATCAATTCTTATCCAACTACTTCCAGTCCATCTATCAAGATATAGACTTTCCTGAGCAGTGTCTGGATCTTCACCACCATTAACATCATTACCTCTAATGGCAGTGAATTTGATGTATTCTGAATCTGTAGTGTCAAATCTCCAATAGAACTGTCTAGCTCCACCAGCATTACCGAACTTAACATGTCTTCCGATGTTAAATCCACCAGTAGCACCAGTTCCAGAACCACTGTCTAGGATGGATGTTCTACTGTAAGAGACCTCATAGTTGGCCAGATCATCTGGCAGAATATCAACTGGGAGGACTTTTTCTTGAGTAGATACGGTAATATCACCGTAATCTTCGTATGCAAGTTGATCATCATCACTGAAGGATCTATCCTTGTTCTTAGTGATGATTCTATCAAAGGTTAGATCTTCAGTATCGGAGAACTTGCCTCCTGCTGTATTAAATACGAATCCGTAGTTTTCAGCGTCAAACTTAGTATCTGGATCCAGACTATAGTCAAAGATGACGCGATCATGAGCCTTGCCCTTGACTTTCGCGACATTTTTGATGACCGCAATGAAATCATCTGGAAATCTGGTGGAATTGTATCCACTGAGGGTAAGAGTACCTGAAGCGTCCCAGGGATACCTGTTAAACTTGGCTGTCGCTCCTTCGTCAGAGAGTTGAGCGAGTGTACCAGATCCGATTTCAACGAATGTGTTGGATTCGTGGGCTTGTCCGTAAATGGACGGAGATGGTCCTGCGGCACCCAAATCTGGGATGACCAGTCTCTCCAGACCGCCACCAATCTCGAAGAGGGTTCCAGACCCTCTCCAGGGGGTTACATACGATACTTCTGCAATATCTTCTATACGGAATAGTCCACCACCAGGAACTTGTGGAGCAATTAGTGGTTCTGCTTCTCCACCAACGTCCAACTTGCCAAATGGTAGAACATCAGCAAGGTCTGTAATTAGACCAAAATACCAAGGATTAAAATTGTCTGCACCGCGATCATCGTCAGCGGTGTCTGAAATGTTGCCATAGTCAGCCGTTATCGTCGCAGAAGCGGTTACCGAACCTGCATCTTCCGCAACGAATACATCTACCTTATTTTCATCGTAGACATAAACGGCCATAGTTTAGTTCTATTCATTAGATGAAAAAAGGGATTGCCCAATTATAAAGCAATCCCCACCATGACGAATATTCTATTGTATATATGTATCAGTCAAGTGCGACGTTCAGGGTGATCTTAATTTGGTCACCGTTGTTCTGAATGTTGTATGGACCGTTCGTAAATCTCTCAGCGTACATGATGCTGGAGTAGAGGGTCGCAGTATTCAGACCAAGAACACCGTTAGATGTTGCAGTTAGAGAAGGTGTGGTTACAAACTCATCGTTGTTTGGTACGTCGAAGACGGTATAAACATTCGATTCAAGAGTTGTGTTACCTGCACCAGCAGCAACGTAAAGGATATCTCCTCTCTTAAGACCGTGGTCTGTGATAGCAATCTTACCGAAACTGAATGTAACAGATGGGTCAGTTGCGACCTGAATGTTATCAACCAGAGGTTTGTCTAGATAGACGACTTGCAACGCTCGGTCAATACCGATAATTCGCGTTCCAGTCTGAACACCTGCGTTACCAGCAACATACTGTCCAAGAGTCAGATCGTTGATGGAGACCTGTGGGTCAACAGTGAAATATCTGTTACCAACAACTCCAATACATGGATCAGTGTTGTTACCCTTTGTGACGGTTGTTCCGATACCGACACTAGCACCGTGGAGCACACCCTGTACCGAAATCGGCATGTTGTTTGCTCTGGTTACATAGTAACCATAGATGTTACCAGCAGGTCCAGTGAAGGTGAAAGTCTGTTCGGGATAGGTTGCGGTTGTACCACTACCAACGTTCTTAATAACCCAACGAGATCCATTTAGGAGAATGCCATACTGTGCGGTATAATCCTGATCGACTCTGTTATCCACGCAATTAGGATAACCAGTGTTTGCGGTAGTTCCGTAACCATTGACGTTACCATCAATATAAGGCTCGAAATACGCAGTTTGGGAAGGTACATCACCTTCAGCGGGTGTGGTGTTACTCGTAAACAGTTTGAGTACGAGATTCCTTGGTGAGGTATCCTCTAGGTCTGCAACGAAGTTATTCTGAGCAATCAGATAACGGAGAGACTCAATTTCACCAATATTGGGAACTAGTAATGCCATCGAAACAACTCCTCGTAAGGGTTAGACTTTAAGAACTATACTTATTTATAATTTTAATTTTAAAGAGATCAGCAGTCTTCGCATGTTTGTTGAACTGACTACTGAGAAATCCAAAATATCACCAGCAACTATTGTCTTATCCCAGTTATTTAGTACATCATCAATGTACTTATTTTGGGACTGTAGTTGAACTCTTTGGTTATTGGTGATTGTTGTGAACGTAGGGAAGTCTTGGAAATTGGATTTTGAAACTTCTAAGACAATATCTCCAGTTTGATCACTCAATACTTTAATAGACTCAATTGTTCCAGAAACATCGACAGTTACTTTGCCTTTACTTCCTGGGGAAATAGCTTGAGATCCACTATCAATAACAAAATTAACAGATCTTGTTAGATCCGCTGTTGTTGCAAGAGCGATGATGAACACATCATCTCCAGCAATTGGTGGAACTGAGAAAATGAGCTGATCACCAGCAATAGTAAAATCTTCTCCAGGTTCCATGACCAGATTGTTTTTACAAACAATCAATTGCTGGTCATTTAATGGACTATATGAATCGCCACCACTATTTAACGAAAATGTAACTCCAATGCCATTGAATTGACCATTAATGTCATCAATGATTAGGTTAGTATTCTGAGTTGACTTCGATGGAATTTCGTAGTCAACACCAACAGAATATGATCCAGAACTATTTAAATTAACTAGGTAATCAGTCATGATACTCCAGGCAACACTAAAACATTTCCTGCGATAGGTCTAGTCTTATAATTGTTTGGAGAAACGAGCACCAGATCATACACATATCTTCCTCCCTCCAAAGTAGCAGTAGAAGTTACTGCAAGAGCAACTTTTACAACTCCATTGATCCTATTCGGAAAAGAAATAACAAAATCCGTGTATTTTGTTGCATCTGGGTGTTTTCTAATCTTAGCAAGAGCAGAATACCCCGTCAAATTCAATGGCGAATTATTCGCATTTCTAATAGTGAAGGTTGCTTCAAAATCAACGTTTTGTTCAATGACTAAATTGACATTTCTAGCTGCCATTACACAAAAAGGGAGATTTTAATTATTTATCCAATTTTTCTAGAACGAGTTTCATCATGTCCTTAAGTTCACTAACGTCGTTCTTTAATTGATCAATTTCTTGCGCTTTTTGAGACGCAATTCTTTTGTTTTTCAAATAGGACTCATACTCACTGTCACTGCGGTTTACAATCGCACCAGTATCGGGATCTCTGTAAAGAGATCCACTATTTTCAACTTTTAAATAATCCATTAAATCGTTGCAATAACTCGGAAGTCCTTCAGTCTTGGAACATAAGCATAGTTGGTTCCAGACATACAAACCTTAATTTGGAAAGCACTAAACTGTGGGATATTGGATATATTGAATTCATATGGATTGAAATCATCATATCCTTCGGAAGGAGGAACAAATTTATCAGGCAAACCATCATTTTTAGAAGGATCAATAATTCCACCAGCATTATCTAGATTATTATATCCAGGGAACAGCTGGAACTGTTGATCTCCATCTGGAGCATCTACACGTAATGCTCTATAAAGAACTCTAATATCATTAGTGGCGTGTCTATAAGCATCAAACATGACTTTCAATCCATCAGCAGCTTTATCAAGATTGATAACCTGTGTTAGGTAAATTGCAGCATTTGGATCATTATCAAGAGAATTTACTCTCTTATCCGTTGCATAATTAACAACTTTACTATTAAGTCTGTTCATAACGAAAGCTGCAGATACTCTATCCAAATCAATCTGTGGAGCAACCGAATCATCTTCAGTACCCAAAGTAACTTCAATTGTGAATGACTTTCTTCCAGGATAATTTTCCAGTCTAGTCAATTCATTAATCTTAGATGCAACAATTCGAGGTGTAGTAAATTCATTATTACCTTCCAACGAAATTGACTGATATCCTTGATCAATAAATGCTCCTAGGTTTCCATCTGGACTATCACCACTGAATGTTCTACATTGAGCAGAAACACTAGTGCCATCAGGTTGCATGATGGTGAAGTTTGGTCTCAGTAAATTAAATGGAATGTTCTGAGTTGCTCTTGGAACATTTCCAGAACCAGTGTTTACGCCATCTGCCATATAAGATCCAGCAGACTTTGTTTCATTCCAATGCAATTCTGGGAATCCATTAGAATTTCCTACACTTCTGTCAACTCCTCTACTAGAAATACCAACTTTCAACCAGTAAGAATCAACATCAATTGGATATTGGGTTTGATTCACATTGCCAAGAGAATGTTGACAATTAATTCTTCTCAAAGAAACACCATTCAATTCATACTTAAATAGGAGATCGTCTACAGAGTATTCTCCAGCAATAGTATCATCTAATGCTCTAGTGATACCAGTGATTGCACTAGAAGTTGTGGTAACTCCAGTATACTTGATAATCTCATCACCAAGTTTCAAATATCCAGGGTTGTTAGAATCCACAGGTACATTTTCAAAACTAGTATAGATTCCAACGTTAGTAACAGAAATATTATCTGTGGATGAAGAATCATACGCAGCAGTTAACTTCTCTGGTTTTACATCACTTTCAATATTAGAAAGTATAACCATATCTTGTGTACTATACATTCCATGACTACTATGTTTAACCATGAAGGTCAAACCATCACTAATATTATTAATAAACCCAATAGAAGCTCCAGATATAATTGATGTAGATCCAGCTCCAGTTGTAAATACAACTGCGGAAGATGCATCAAGGTTTGGAATACCCTGTACTTTATCTACGATTAATGTATTGAAGGCACTAATAATACCGACTTCATTTGGAATAGACAAAGTAAGATTTTTGCCAAATCCACCTGTATTAGATGGGTCTACAGTTAACATATCACCAGCAGAATAACCAGTACCACCAGCAGATACAGTAGCGGAAGTTACTGCACCAGACCCAACAACAATAGTTGCCTTAGCTCCAGATCCTCTACCAGTCAAACTAACTAAAGGAACATCAGTGTAAGTTGGTGTTCCACTTGCAAAATCACTTCCTGCATTTGTTAATGTGAGATCCGAATTAATACCAACAGCACCAAGAACTCTAATTAGTTTTGCAGAGAAATTTGGATTATTTTCTTGACCAATGGTTGTGCCAGAAATTAGACCAGAGACTTCATTGGAAGTTAAACTCTTACCAAGACCAATAATAGTATTCTTGGAAATCATGTTGAGTGGGTTATTACTCAAAGTCACGATCTGTTTGTTTCCGATATCTAGATCTGGATTATAGAACTTAACCGTACCACTCTCAGTTGTGAACTTAGCTCGATACAGATTAAATTTAAGATCTTCAAACTGACTTGGATCCCATGTGGCACCATTCTGTGACTTGAATAGTGATCCAAGAAGTGGTTGTTGAGAAACAATAATCTTTTCGGAATCTGGACTATTGGCTGTAGAGATATCTTCCTCACCCATTCTAGAGATGAATACGGTATATTCATTGGATGCAGAAAGAAGAACCAAAGCAAACTGGCTAGCACCTTGGCAATATACGGGAGACTCAAAAGTAAATGTTGTTGCTTTACTACCATCATCAGAAGTAACAACATCATCTGGATCCAGAACTACCTCACCGAATGGTAAGATTGTCTGAGTTGGTAGACCCAATTCAAGTTCTCTAACTTGAAGTGTTACTGGTAGGTCTGAAGTATCCTTTGTTCTAAAGAAAATCTCACATTTGGTTAGATATACACCATTTTCATCAGGAACTTCAAAAGATTGTGCAAGAGGGTCAACCCATCTTGTTTGAACTTTCTTTCTATTTCTAAATTTGACTTTAGCAACTAGTCTCTTACTTCTTCTCGTAACCCGTCTAGATTGTGATGTTGGAACTCTTTCAACCGTAGCATTGCGAATTCTAAGAGTAGTCTCCTGCATGTTGTTGATTGTTCCAGAAGAAGTAAATGTAGTCTCCGCAGAACTATCTGTAAATCCAGAAATTGTTTGGTTGGTTGCACTAGAAGTTAAAGTAAATGTTTTGCTACCAGTATTGAATACCTGTGCAGATTTTTGAGTTGGATCTGGAATAAACAAAGATCCAATTACAACACCAGCTCTATCAGTAACAATCCTAATATCCTTAACCTTTGCAGTAGCACCACTAGATTGACCAATCAATTTCATATCCTTAGCAAGACATCCAAAGAATCCAGATGCAGACTGGAGTTGCAAAGATGCTGTATCTACATTCAATACAGTTGTGGTTGAAGAATAGGATGATGAAAGAGTATTAGAAGTACTATATGGATTCTGTTTATATGTTTGTGATGGAGAATTATATTTACCATACTTATGATTTTGTTGTGCAAGTCGGAATTTGATACTCTTATTAGTAGAGTTGGTTCCATTTCCAAGTACAGTTTCACCAACAGCAAATGTTCCACTAATCATTTCAATTTCGATTAGTTTTGGAACAATAAATGCATTCATGTCGATATTGTCAAAGAATGCATAGAGTCTCGTATTGGGCTTAAGTCTCTTACAAACAAATTCAATATTTCTGGATCTCATTACAGCAGCAACATCACTAGATACTACTCTTTCACCCAGACTCTTGGAATCGAATGCTTCTTGGACCTTGTATTGAATACCTTCCCTGGTCCTCATCCCCGTTTTGATTGTGGTTACTTCCCTAATCTTAGTAATCTTCTGTTTCCATCTCTTGGTAGTAGTGATGGGAATACCTCTACCACGTACAAAGGACCCTCTTCTTCTCCTTTTCCTCATAGAGCCCTTGACTCTCTTTTTCTTCCTCAGTACAACTGGACCTTTAATCCTTTGTTTGCCAGTCCACGTTGTCTCCCAAGCTCCCCACTGAACAGGAGATAATCCAGTGTTACTATCAGTTCCACCAACCATTCCTTGGATGGCATCATAACTGCCTTCCATGGTAACGGTTCTGCTAGGAATTTTTCTACTGTCAATCCAAGTATCTGTTGCAGGATTTAGTTCCAAAACACCAATCCAGTTTACAACATGGAATGGATTTACATTTTCACTTCTAGTAGCAAACTTATTATCGAGCCATCTTTTATCTTCGTATTTTAAAGTTACGACATCACCTTTCTTAACGACATTATTATCGCCAAGATCTTCAACAAATTGATAGTCTGCAGCTGGAGAAGCAGAAGTTGCAGCACCAATAATAGACTCAGATCCCAACAGTAAGTCGATAGATGTCGTATAATGTTCTGGTCTAGCTTCTCCTTCAGCAGTATAA